ACTGGTCAATTATTAAAAGCACAATCTGAAGAAGGATCTGATCAGTGGGAGGTTGTTGAATTACCAGCCCTGCTCCCCGATGGAAAACCCGTGTGGCCTGAATACTGGACTGCGCAAGAATTATTAAAAACTAAAGCATCCATACCAGTTAGTAACTGGCTAGCACAATACATGCAACAACCAACTGCTGAAGAAGGTGCAATACTAAAACGAGAATGGTGGATGGATTGGGAAGAGCAATACCCACCTAAACTAGATTACATCGTTCAATCATACGATACAGCATTTACTAAAAAACATACGTCTGACTATAGTGCTATAACCACGTGGGGTGTCTTTACGACCGAGGACCACGGACAAAATATAATTTTACTTAACGCTTTTAAAGATAGGTACGAGTTCCCCGAACTACGTAGAGTGGCTCTAGAAGAGTATCAAGACTGGCGACCTGACATGGTAATTATTGAAGCCAAAGCATCTGGACTGCCTTTGACCCATGAACTGAGAAAAATGGATATACCGGTTATTAACTTTACACCGTCAAAAGGAAATGATAAACACACAAGAGTAAACTCCGTAGCTCCGCTCTTTGAGAGCGGAAAAGTATGGGCCCCTATGCACGAGCATTTTGCACAGGAAGTTGTAGAAGAATGTGCGTCGTTCCCATTTGGAGAGCATGATGACTATGTGGATAGTACAACACAGGCCATTATGAGAATTCGACAAGGTGGTTTGGTTCGTCATCCTGAAGATTACAAAGAAGAACCAATTGTACGAGGACGTGTAAAGTATTATGGTTAAACAAATATTACCAAAAGCTGGAGAAGCAATCTTAGCGTTATTTAATAAGCTAGGTGGCAACATGAACAATGTCCTTGGTTCCAGGTCCAATATTACATTTTTAGGTAAAGGTAAAAGCCCAGAAGGGCTTATTGACATGGACATTAATATTGAGGCAGTTGGTACATTAGGTAAAGATAAAGTTTTAAAAGAATTAGAAAGTTCTATCGGTTATTTAACGGCTGGTAAACTTAACGATGTTCAAGCAAATAAATTACTACAGAACATGCAAAGGATTGATGAAGTATTTAATCCTAAACAAGTTGCAAACATAACTGATCTTGGAACAGGGACCAGGAACTTAGATGCAGAAGGAATAGCTTCTTTACGAACAACTCAAGAATTAGAAAAAAATAAACCTATCTTTGATAAAGCAATGCAAAGCGCTGCAAAAGAAAGTGAGGCTATGCGAAACGCAGGATTAGATCCAAGCAATTTAGATGACTATAAAAAAGCACAAGAAATGGGAATCATAAGACCAAGTGGTGATTACATGACCGACGAAGGTGTAATGGCATCAGAAACTATTTTACCAATTGGAAAAACAGATAAGACAATGAACATTAAAGATGTCGTAACTAAGCAGGGTAAAGGTGACATGGATTTTATAGATTTTGTAAAAGCTCAAGGAGATGAGGCAGGAGCAGCTAAATTACAAAAAGAAGTTGATAGATTAAATGAAGCAAGTGACGCTGCGGATGCAAGACTTGCAATAGCTAATATGCCTAACGCACCAATTAAACGAGCGAATGCTAGAGAGTTTTTAGTAGAAGCATTAAAAAGAGATACAATGGATATTAACTCTCCAGGATTTGGCAGAACAAATTTAAATGATTTTATATCTGGAGAAGATGTAAAGTTTATTACTGAAGGCGGCGGTGGTATTATGGGTGATCCATTAATATTAGTTGAAAAATATTTTGGACCAAGAATTTTAGAATTAATTCCAGATGAAAGAATGACTCCAAAATTTATTAACAGACTTTTAACAAATATAAGAGACGCGACAGGTAAATCTCCGGATGACCCGGGGTTCGATAGATTTACAGCAACACTTATTGGTGAGGAAATACCTTTTGCAAAAGGCGGACTAGCTAAGATCCTGGAGGTTTAATGGTTGCATTAAAAATGTCGAAAGAAAGAATCAAGGAAATTGATTCTTATTTAAAACGAGAACATAAAGCAGGAACTTTAAATATTAATGAAGCTAAATCTATTTTAAGAACTTCTAATGATACAATTAGTAAAAGATTGGCTGTTTTAAATATAAGCCCTATAGGTCAAAATCAAGTTTTATTATCTACAGTAGATGCATTAAACGACTGGCTTAAAAAAAATACTTTTACAGTTCAAGGTAAAAAATATTATGACAATGAACAGTTTATAAAAGAAGTTATGCGTCTTGAGGACATGGATCAGACGGAAGCTATAAAAAGAGCAAGCTATATAACTAGAAATGTTCCTGAATTAAATATAAAAAATATTACACCTTTAAAAAAAGGAAGAGGAAATAAAGTAAAACAACTTGGAGAAGCTTTTGACAACAATAAAATTTTTAAAGATAACTATATTAAAAAACATAGCAACACAAAAATTGCAGATTTAACAAATGACCAATTAAATACCGCTTTAGGAACGTTAGCCAAAATAAAAAAAGATGCAGATCTAATTCCTAAAGATGCAATCACATTACAAGAGTTTTCAAAACAATCTGGCATAAGTGAATCTAATGTAAAAGCCTTAAGATCAACATTCAAAAACTCTGCTAGAGGTAAAGAATTTAATAGAATATTTCCTTTTACGGTAATACCAAATCAAAAAACTTTTATAAGCAAAACAGGTCTTAAAGATAAAATTAAAGAGTATAAAAATTTTATGGACAAGGACTTTGCTTCGGAAGCAACTGTAGAAAGAGTAAACAAATTTAAAAATTCAGAAGTAATTCAAAAATTTTTAGACGACAAAGATAATAACTTATGGACTAAAAAAGGAAGAACAAAAGCTATAAACGTTTTAGGAGGCGCAACTCCTTATCAAGCATCTTATGCAATGTCTACATTAGCAAGAGCATATGATGGAGATAATATTAGGGGTATAGATGTTAAACCAAACAAAGATAAAGCGCAATTTATATTTAAAAGTTTAACAAACCTTAAAGAAAGAGACCCTTGGTCTGCACCTGTTTATGAACAAGGACTAAGACAGGTTAATAAAGAATTAAAAGGGGTGGGAAGTTTTAAAACTTTTAAAACCACTTACACTGAAACAATGAATGAAATTTTTGATGATATGAAGATTCCTAAAAAATACCGTACATCAATTAATGAAATTATACCTGTCAAAGGAGCCTACAGAAATAACATAGCACCTTTTGCTGCATTTGTAGATTTAACAAGATCAGATTTAAATAGATATATTGCAGGACAACAATCTGATTTATCAAAAGCAATATCTTATTTAGATAAATACAAAAACGATACAGCCAAGTTTCAAAGAAAAATAAAATTATTTAACGAACAAACTAATGTTAAAAGATTAGCAGGCATAGAAAGAAAGTTTGGAAAGGAAGCTGCTGATCAAGTTAGACTTGCTTCTTTAGTTGAAGGTACAGATGTTGAAAGTGTTTACAATAAAGCCGATCTAGATAGATATGCTAAGAAAGGTTTAGATATAAGAAAGTTTGCAAAAGATAAAGGATATTTTATAGACGTTAAAGGGGCTAGACCTTTTTTTGAAGTTACAAAAGATGATTTAAGAAAAGCTGTTTCAGGCTTAGGTAAAAAAGATCAATTAAAATATTGTAGTTTACTATCTCGTGGTGGATTACCCGGAGATTGTGCGGCTGCAATAGATGATAATCCTGTAAAAGCAGCACAAGTTTTTGAACAAGCACCTGCAACAAATTCAGCTATGCAAAAAGTAAAATCGGCAGCAACAGGTTTTTTAAACTTTGCAAAAAAAGGTGGTAAGTTTGGTGCGATTGCAGCGGCAGGTGCAACAGCAGCTGGTGTTGTTAAAACATTTATGAACGACGATCCAACAACTTATTTATCTAACGAAGACCAACAAAAAAATATGTTAATCTCTATGGTTACAGATCCAGTTGTAGATAAACCAAAAGCAGATTCAGCAATATTAGATTATCAATTACCAGTAGTAGGAGGAGCAGCATTAGCAGGAACAGCAGCAGTTGCACCTTCAACAATTGAAGCTGCACGAAGTGGAGCGTTAGGTGCGAAAAAATCAGGAATTACTAAAACAGGTTTAAAAACTGTAGGAAGAGGTTTAGCTGCATTAGGAACTCCTGCAGCTTTACTTGCAACAGAGCCATTATTTATTGGTGGTCAAATTGCAGAAGGAGATTCGTTAGGGGAAATTGCAACAGATCCAATAAATTATTTAGGAGCTGCATTTGCTGATCCTGCTACTAGATTTGCTACAAAAGGATTAAGTCCCGGAATATCAAAAGCTATGAGACTTGGAATTAGTCCTAGTGTATTAAAAACTGTTTCACGTAGATTTGGTTTACCGGGTCTAGCATTATCATTAGGTATTAGTGGTTATGAAACCTTTGATGATTATAGAAATAAGAGAGGTTTTTTTAGTGAAGAATAAAACTCTTGTGATAAATTTACCACACGTTAAATGGAATCAAATCCCACCTTTAAAAGGACCTGATTCTCAAGGGTTGAATGTTCCCATAAAACAAGCTACAACAGTCAAGAACTCGGAGAATAAAAATGGCAGATATAGACAAAGCCCTACCAAACGTAGAGACTGAATTAAAAATACCTAGCGAAGAGGAAATCGCAGTTGAGAAAACACAGACAACTGAAGAAACAGTTGGTCCGGATGATGTACAAGTAACTACAGAAGAAGACGGAAGCGCAACAATTAATTTTGATCCAGAAGCAGTTAATCAACCAGGAACAGAATCACATTTTGATAATTTAGCAGATTTATTACCAGACGATGTTTTAGGTAGATTAGGTTCTGAGCTTGTTGGAAACTATAACCAATATAAATCTTCTAGAAAATCATGGGAAGATAGTTATACAAAAGGTTTAGATCTTTTAGGATTTAAATACGAAAATCCAACACAACCGTTTCAAGGAGCTTCAGGTGCAACTCACCCAGTTCTTGCAGAAGCAGTAACACAGTTTCAAGCGCAAGCTTACAAAGAATTATTACCTGCAACAGGTCCAGTGCATACACAAATAGTTGGACTAGCAGATAGAGCTCGAGAAGAGCAGTCAAATCGAGTTAAAGAATTCA